GAATACTTTTGTGTTCCTTGATCCTCCTTATGACATCAAAGACTTTCTGTATGGAAAGAACCGTGAGATGCATAAGTCATTTGATCATGATGTGTTTGCAGAGAATGTATATAAGTGTCCTCACAAGTTCATGATTACTTACAATGTCAATGAACGTTTGGAAGAACTCTACAAGGACTATGAGTTGACTCATTGGAAGTTGCGTTATTCCATGGCACATCGTGGTGATAAAGGCACTGATGATAATGTCAAGACTGAACTTCTGGTCACTAACTATTCCCTTACTCCTAAGACACCACTGGAGGAGCAATGGAACTGAAAGACTGGTTGAACTCCATTAACTTCAATAAGGAAGATCTAAGTGAGAACATTAGTTCTTACCCTCCATATATCATCAATCGTTGTCTCTCTGGACATTTAGATTGTGTGATGTTTGCTAATGAAATGAACAAACATCATTTCCTTGAAAAAGATATGCAATATTCTTTTTATCTAAATACTTTGAGGAAAAAGAAGAGATTCTCTCCTTGGCTCCGAAAGGATAAAGTCCAGGATTTAGAATGTGTCAAACAATACTATGGTTATAGTAATGAGAAGGCATCTCAGGCTCTGAAAATTCTTACTAAAGAACAGATTAACTACATTAAACAACGACTTGACATTGGAGGAACAAAATGAGTACTGTGGAACCAACAGTTCAGTGGTCTCAAGATCAAATGGTGGAGGTGCTCCTCAATGAACCTGATGATTTTTTGAAAGTAAGAGAGACACTGACACGCATCGGAGTTGCATCACGCAAGGAAAAGAAACTCTATCAATCATGCCATATCCTGCACAAGCAGGGAAGATATTTTATCGTTCACTTTAAGGAATTGTTTGCTCTGGATGGCAAACATGCCAATCTAACTGGGAATGATGTTCAGAGACGCAATCGTATTACCAAACTGCTTGCAGACTGGGGTCTGATTACAATTGTAAAACCAGACTCTGTAATTGATATCGCCCCTCTGAACCAGATCAAGGTCCTTGCGTATAAGGATAAGTCAGACTGGGTGCTGGAACAGAAGTATAACATAGGAAAGAAAGGAAAGCAACAGGAAGGTGAATAAATAAGACGTGTCTTTCGTGCGGCACACTCTACAATCGGAACACCTGAAGACCTCCCTTGACGGGGAGGTCTTTTTTTGCTAGAATAACTGCATACCAAATCAATTTTAATGACTGCCCTAGAATCTTTGCAGACTCGTCTAGAAAAGTTTAAAGTCAATTATGTGTATAATCCCCTTTTCTCTTATGAAGAAAATCGTGGAGCATTTCTAACTCGATTGATAAGTCAAATGATTGGAAACTATGCTGAACAAGTTATGCCTGAGTATGATCTGGATCCTGAGTCAAAGTTTCTTGGAGCTGGTAAGAAGACTGATTGGGAAAACTCTAAATTCGTTTTTGAGTTGAAGAAAAATCCACCGGCAAACAATGGATCATCAAAGAAGTCTGATGTGCCTAAATTGATAAATGATGCAAAAGAAAAAGGTAAAACTCCTATATATGCATACTGGGAAGATCGTCCAAAGAATGATTGGGTAGGCAAAACAGAGGGATTTGATAAAGGTCTTCGTTACGTTCATGGTTCAGCACTATTTAAATTATTGGGTTATAAAAATTATAAGGAACAGTATAATCTGTATCTTGATAATATTAACAATATCTTTCTTATGATCAAAGAAGACCTTACTAATAAATTCGATGAAAAATTTCAATCCTTTAACAAATCTGCTGTATGAAGAGATTGATTGTCGTAGTGCTAAAGTAACTGACTTTGAAGTGAGACCAACAACCATTCAGCAAGTCAGAGATTTTGTTGAAAGGTGGCACTACTCTTCTAATGTAAATGGATTGCGTATATCGCATGTCTTTGGTCTTTATTATAATGAAGATTTAATTGGTGCAATGATTTACGGCCCATTAGGGATGGCAAATACTTGGAAGAAGTATGGTGAGTCTGAGAATGATGTTGTTGAACTTCGCAGACTCTGTTGTATTGATAATACTCCTAAGTGTACTGAGAGTTACTTCATCGGAAAGACTTTACGTTGGTTGAAGAAAAACTCTGAATATAAAGTTGTTGTTTCTTATGCAGATGCACACTATAATCATACTGGAATTATCTACAAAGCAACCAATTTTGAATATCATGGATTAACATCTAAAGGAAGAGTGATTGACTTTGAAAGTAAACTCTATCATGATAAATGTATTCGCACATATAACGTATTAAAAAATGAATCGATTCTTTCTCCGAAATTTGAGAAAGTAGTCAAAAAACTAAAACCATTTGCTCAGAGAGTAAAGGATGCACTTGAAGATGGTCGTGCTAAGTATGTTAATACTCCTGGAAAACACATTTATGTCTTTAGATTGAAGAAAGTAAAGAAAACCGAATAACAAGTTGACAAATATTTTTTTAAGTGTTATAAATAACGGAGGAAATCAAAAGTGTAGAACTTAGTTCTCGACCTTGAAATCCGTGCAGATTCAATCTGCAAAAAAACACTTATCTTATTTCTGAATGAATATTCAACAAAGAATGGTGCCTGTAAGCACCGAAATGGCTTGGGCAAAGATTGCCAAGACCTGTACTAATCCCTTCGGACTCACTGATACCACAGTGCAAGATAGTCTGGAAACTTGTCCTCCTATTGAATATGAGGGAGGAACATTTCTTGGTAGATATCTTATCCCTGACACATTCGTTAGGTACAACCCAGAAGATCAACCCCGTGATAAAAGTAATGACCCAGATCATGTAAATAATCTGACGAATAGTTTTGAAGTTGATGGATATCAAATAGATGCTCATCCTCCGTTTGCATCTTTAGATACTGAGAGTGTTGATCCAAATCATCTTCGTGGACAATCTGGATTCAATCGTAAAGAAGCCCGTGGAAAGTTTGGTCAAGAAATAGCTATCTATGATGTGTATCAGTGGGAGAGTCCTTACTGGGAAGTTGTTGCAAGAAATACTTCTAATCATCACAGGAATCCTCAACTTAGTCAAAAAAAGACTGACTACTTAAAGGAGGTTGTTAACGCTGTTAACTCAAATATTATTCCTAAGACTGAGCAAGATATCAACGATTTTGTTGATAAAATAGCAACAGATAAAACTTCTAAAATTCGTCTTTGGATCAAGAAAAACGCATATAATAACTGTGAGGTTTATCCTAACTTCCGCACCTATTCGTCTGCTGGAAAAGGTAAAAATACCTTAACAGGTTTCATGGAGTCTCAGGGGTATCCAAAACAGGGTATTGAAGGAAGAGGGGATAAAGATATCCAAGAACAAGGTTGTATTACATACTGCAGTGGTGAGGGTGATAATCTGCGGGCATGGGCTCGTGGAATTCAACATGGAACTACTAAAGACGTACCTGTTTGGGTATTTGGTTATGCTCCTAATCGAGTTCCTGATCTTAAAAAATTCAGAGAGAACTGGATTAAAGATTTCAATGATATGAAACAGACGTTTATCACCTTTGCATCAAATATTGCTGGTGATGGAGAAACTATTCCCGATCTTGAAGAAGAAGATTTTCCTGTAAGATTTGCGGGATTTCTTCCTCAGTATGTAAAACCAAGTGCTGAAGATCAAGGCAAACCAACTGAAAATACTTTGGTTGATGTTGACGGCAATAAAATCAAATTTGATCCAGATGGCGATTGTTTAGCATCTGTAGAAATCGAAGAGGATACTGAAGAGGAAACCGAATGAAAAATTACGGGGTTCACTACCCCGTTTTTTTATGTTCTGTGCTATAAATATAACGGATGCCTTCGGGGTCCACACAATCAAATCTCGCTTTAAAAGGAGAAGTACAGATGGGAAACCTACAGAAGTTTCATGCAGCCGATTTACCGAAGTTGCTTGATAAGATAAATAGAAACAGTATTGGTATGGATGAATACCTTAGCAGGGTGTTTGATCTTCACGAAACAACTGCTAGCTATCCGCCATACAACCTAGTAACAGTCAGCAACGTAGAGTCTAGACTGGAACTAGCACTAGCAGGATTCAAGAAAAAGCAAGTCAATGTCTACACACAAGACGGAAAACTCTTTGTCGAAGGGCAAAGAGAAGATGGAGAAACTGGAACAGAATACGTCCATAGAGGAGTGGCTCAAAGATCTTTCACTAGATCATGGACCCTCAGTGACGAGACGGAAGTTAGATCAGTTAGCTTTGAGGATGGGTTGCTGAGCATCACTTTAGGTAGGATTGTTCCGCAGCATCATCAAAGGAAAGATTGGTTCTAAATACTATTGAATATCGTCGTCGCAGACGGAGGGGTAACTGGCACAATCCAGTTGACGCCCCTCTTTTTTATTGCTAGAATACAAATGAGGAAATACTAGACTATGACTATTAAACTTTTGCTTCTTAAGTCGGGAGAAGACATGATCGCCGACATTACTGAAATGGCATATGGTGAAGATGATGATCGACGAGTGGTTGGTTACTATCTAAATAAACCTTGTGTAATTAAGATGCGGGATCCAAATACCCTTGATGATCAAAGTGAGGGTCGTGGAAGAAAAGCAGGTTTTGAAGTATCTCTATTCCCATGGATACCACTATCTGCAGAAGAAAATATTCCAATCCCATCGGATTGGTTAGTAACAATGGTAGAACCTACTGCCAAATTAACTGAAATGTATGTTGAGGACATCGTAAAGTATGGAAAAAACAATCAAAGCAATAGTTCTGACGAACAACAAAATCCTAGTGAGTCAGATTGACGAAGTTGGTGCTGACGTTGGTGAACCAGATTGCAAACTGACCAATCCATATATCTTGAAAGATGATGGTACAATGGAACCCTGGTTGCTCAGTGTCTCCCGTGAAGACATTTTCATGATCAGTTCTGATAAGATCATAACTCTTACAGAACCTATGCCCACCCTAGTTGAAAAGTACGAAGAGTTAACTAAGTAATGCGTTTCTACACTAATGTTCAGTTGATTGGTAATCAGTTCCTCGTTCGGGGAGTTGAGAATGG